CAGCGAAGGTGTTGCCAGTGTCATCAACGTTCAAGTTAGCGTTGAGTGCGGGGGTGTAATCAAGAACACCTGCCATAGTGAGTGCCGAAGCAACGTCAGCAGAGCAGAGGATCATGTTACCCTTCCCTCTACGAGTTTGCTGTGCAATTGCGTTAGCATCACGCTCGATTTGGAAGATAAGACCCTTGAACTTTTCAACCGACCAACGACCGTTGGAGTCAACGTCAAGGTCAAAAGTACCAGCGGTAGCGGTGTTAACCTGAGCACCAGGAACAGCAACCTTATAAACGGTACGAATGATCTCTCTGTTGATTTCAGCGAGAATCTCAGTGCTGAGGATGTTAGCAAGCTCAGCTTCTGCATTCAGACCATGAATTGCCTTCAGGTCTTGTGCAAGTTCGAGTGAATACTCAGCTTTCAGAGCACGTGACTTAGCAGTAACGGTGAGTTTCTCGATTGAGAAAGCCATCTCGTTGAAGTAGTTGGTATTGCCGTCGCCAAGTGCTTCAGCGTTACCAGTGGTCATACCTTCACCAACGTTGTACTGGTTAGCACCGGTAGCAGCGTTGTTTGCTTGGTTTGAAACGTCAAGAATTGAAGGATTGGTTCCGCCTTGAGCGGTAGTACCTAAACCAACAGTTCCATCGATAAAACCAGCGGTAAGGTTACGGCTGTTATTTTGACCAGAGAATGCCGAATCTACTTCGTTGTAGAAAGTTTCAGTTCCACTCTGGCTGCTATAGCGTGAACGCATTGCAAAGATAAGTCCAGTAGGACCATTCATTGGTTGAACGCCACAAAGATCATAAGCGATCAGATTAGGCATTGAACGTCTGATCAGTGAGATCAGAACTGGGTCGAAACCTGCAACAGGAGTTCCTGTTGTGTTTGCTGCACTACCACTAAAACCACCGGTTCCGGCAGAGTTAGTTGGTGAAGCTTCGCTAAGGAAAGAACGCTCTTCACGAAGTTCTCTCTCTTGGTTTTCTAGCAGGATTGCAGTTACCGCTCTACGATGTGAATCTTTGATTTGATCCATCCCTTGATAATCAAGGATCGGTGCCCACTTCTCCTGCAGATATTCGTTGTTGTACATCTGCATTGGATTTTACCTCTTTAAAAAAGTTTTGTTTGATTTATAATTTAAAAATCACTTGTTAGCGACTCTACTGAGAGTCTGAAGATATGCTTCCATAATTGGTGAAACTGAATTTTCAGTTCCTTCATATGAAACTTCTTCTGATAAATTCTCAGAGATACCTCTTTGAGTACCAGTATTTGTTGGGAAATATGATTCCCTCAGGGTTACCAGTTTCTCACGATAGTTTGCTTCACCATCAAACTCAACATTTTCGGCAAGAGAAGCGAGTTTGTCCTTCTGAGAAAGTGCAAGACCCTCAGCGACATCTGCAAAAATTACATCAGCAACTGACTCTGCTAATCTTCTATTAAGAGCAACATTTCTTTCAATTTGCTCGTTGAGTTTTCCTTCCATTTCATCAAGTTTATCTACCATACTCTCGATTACATCATATCTATCTTCAGGAATTGTTACATAATGATCTTCAAAAAGACTCTTCATTCCTTGTAGGAATGATTCGGTCATTTCAGTCTTAAGACCGTGCTCAACTGCGAGTGCATTCTCTTGAATCCACTCATCAGCAACATACTCAAGATAAGAATCTACACGTTCAGTAAGTTCTTGCTTAATAAATTCAACTTCTTCAACTAAAGCATTTTCATAAGTTTGTTGAAGTTCTTCTTTAATTTCGGAAACTTTTGAACGAATAGCAGCTTCAAAGATAGTGCGTGCTTTTTCTTGAAATTCTTCAGAAAGTTCCTCACCTTCGAGAAGAGCATTGACATCTTCTTCAATGTCAAACTCTTCTTTCATTTCATCTTCATCATCTTCTTCTTCCTCATCATCTTCTTCTTCATCTTCATCTTCTTTTTCCTCTTTCTTCTTCTTTTTAGAAGATTCTTCAGCAACTACTTCTTCATCTTCATCAAGTTCTTCTTCATCGACAAGATCATCATCCTCCTCAACTTCTTCCTTTGCCATAGTATGCATTGGTTCAGCAGATGCTGCCTTAGCATTAACTACATTCTTTACTTGAGCAAGAGTTGCTCCAGGAGTTTTGAGTGTTGCAGAATCGTCGTCTGGACGATAATTTTCTGGGGTGGGCCCGCCCAAATCTTCCCAACTACCAGTTTGTCCTGGAATCATAACTCCAGAAGCATTCTGTGCAATGGTGCTCATTGGATCGGCAGGTGCAGCCCCTTTGGTTACTACGTTTTCCATTTCTTGTAAATTTCTACCAACGGACATTTTAGATTGATTGTGTTATAATCTATATTTATTTATAATTTAAAGATTTGAAAGAAATTCATTGAAAAGATTCAATTTATGTTCTTCCAATATTTTTTGATCAACAAGAGTATTGATTCTTTTTTGAGTTTGTTCAACAAATTTTTCACGAAGAATTCCACCATCCCAAACCCACTCTTTACCTTCCATAATTCCCTGAACAAATGCGTCAGGAGCAGAAGGGTCGGCAACGATATCAGCAGCAGTTGCTAACATAAAATCTTCACCAACAATTTTATGACCTTCATTGGTCATTTTTAATGAACCAACACCACGAGAAGAAACTCCAAGACAAACTCCTTCACTAATTAAAGATTTTGCAATCTTACCCATTGGGGTTTCGAGAAGTTGTGCTTTACCTTTAAAATTAGTTCCTTCTGCAGTAAGAGAAACAATTTTGTGAGAAACACGATCAAGATTGACAGTAGGACCATCAGGGTGACCGAGTTCTCCAAGAGCACGACCTTTATTGACGAATGCCTCCGTATATCTCTTTACCTCACGGGAAAGAGTTTCCATTGGATACATTCTTCCATTGCGATTGCAAATATCACCTTGAAGGAAAATACCTTCAATAAACATTTTTTTATTGGAACCTTTTCCTTCGGTGATAAACTTTACTTGTGAGACTTCTTCTGTGATGAGTTTCATTTTATTCGGAAACTAATTGAACTACTTCTGTGATGCTTATATTTGTTGAACTATTATCTGCAAGAGCTGAAACTTTCACACTTCTTGATAGGGTGGATCCAGTTGCTGTAATTATCCCAGCAACTGATGTAGTATTGGTAGCAATAGTGACTGTTTCGTCAGTAGTTGCGATTACTAACTGATGAACTGTATTAATTCCTGCAGGTTGAGCATTTTCAATTGTTACATAATCTCCAACTAAGAATGGATTACCTGCATTAGTATTAAACGTAACAACAGTTGATGTTCCAGTAGCAATTCCAACAATTTGTTGTTTTGCAATTCTTTCTTTTAATACTTCATTTCCATATGGAGAAATATAAAAAGAATTTGTAGTTGCAACTGGATTTCCTCCAGTTTCTACATAAACTGCTGTTAATCCAGCAGCAACCCTAATATAACCACTTTTTAATGCAATAGGATTGCTCGTTGCTGCTACAGAAACTGTAGGAGAGATTCTATTTACATTTTGAACAACTTTTATTGCCATTATTCATTATCTCCGGTAGTATCATTTTCACCAAACATCATTGAAGCAATCTGTGGTCGAGCAGAATCTACTCTACTTGCAGATTTTGCATATAGCAATTCTTTAATTTTGTCAGAAACATCTGCTGGAGATCCATCAGATGCAATCAAGTCGATAAGTTCTTCCATAAATTTATTTTATTATTATAGGACTATTTATATTTTGCCACCTTTGGGTTGTGGAATTTCTGCTGCTGAAACGTTTACAGTTGGTTCTATAGGAACTTCACCACCAGCACCTTGCTCAATTGCTTGACCTGCCCCCTCTTCAGGTGGCAGCGGATTTCCCATTTCGTCTACTGGTGCATTTGGATCTGGTAGGATACCTTTTGAAATTTCATCTTCAATTTGAAAATCAATTTCAATAATTTCAGAATCTGTTTGGCGAAGAATTTTTTTACGAACATATTCCGTAGAATAATATTTTCCAATGTAAGGTTCAATCGTTGTTGCTAAAGT